GATACGGCGACCACCGAGATCTACACAGAGTAGATCGTCGGCAGCGTCAGATGTGTATAAGAGACAGCCCCAAGGTACACTCGATTTCAAGAGTGTCGATAAGGTGACTTTCGTCGGAGCTTCATCGAATACGGTGATCGATACGACTACAGAAAGCCTTGGTGTTGGTGGGCCTACATCTAGTTTACATGTGGTGGGACAAATGGTCTAGGTGAAGGTGGAGGTAACGGTGTAGTTATTATTAAATGGACGCAGTAAACATTTCCTCCAAAGTGCAGCCCACTTTGTAAGAAAATACTCTCCTCTCATAGTAGATGTCTATTAACAACGTGAATAGATTTTTAAATGTAGAAGATTCACATCTCAGAGTTGTTTCAGGGAATGTTTACGCACAGGGGTTAAATGTAGGAGGTATCACCGTCGGCGCTGCCCACGGCCTTCAAAGTGTCACCAATGTGTCGAACACCACCAGCAGCACGGTTGAATTCACGAACACCGAGACCTCCCTAGTGACGAGTGGGGACATCAACATGCTCCACAGCTCCAATAACGCGGCGATCAAGTTGAACTCAAATGTCGTCACGGAATTCCCCCGATCCAAGAAACTCGTCAAGTATCCTAGAGTTGTGTTAACTGCAAACGGACTAAACCAAGGGTATACCGTTTCTGGTAGCAACGATTACAGTAGCGGTCTAACATTTTATGGTGCATTTACGCCACCTACTACTCTTAGTACTCCATCTGGAGCATGGCTCACACCAACATCAGGAACGAATGGATATAGCACGAGCACGGGTGAATATGGTTATTCGGAACAACTTCATAGTGCTTCACTCACTGGTGAATACGTACAAATTGTTTTACCCGAAAAAATAAATCCCGTATATTTTACAGTTCAGCCATACCCGGAATCAGCTAATAATAACGAGGGACTCCTATCGTGTATAAACGAAGGAGAAATATGGGCGTCTAACGATAGCGGCACTACATGGACGCCTGTGGGGAAAATACAAAATTTCACACCGACTGGATTATATCAAGAACACATAGTTGATAATTTTAACGTACCTGGATATTACGATACATTTGCTCTCATCATACACAAGAACAATGGTCATCCTTTTGCTGGTGTTGGTGAATGGAAAATATTCGGCACTCCCGAATACGACCCCGATGCTCATGGAACTGACGTAGTGGTCAAGTCCCCACCCAACGTGCCCAACACGGATTGGTTGGATGTCTACTATGATGGACAAGATTACACATCGACACCGGCGACTGTGACAGATAATTCCGGGAATAATCTCACTGGCACACTCAACGGCGGTGTTGGGTTCGATACGGGGTACAAGGCGTTTACATTTGATGGGGTGGATGATTACATATCCAACATACAGAGTGGATACACAAGTAGTAACACATACACGGTTGGTATGTGGTTCAATAGAACGGCAAATATTCAGGGAGCTTTATTTCAATATGGTATTAATTCATCAACTCCAACAGCAATTGGTATGTTTTACTATGGATCTGCGAATCACTATATAACTTCTTATATAGCCGGCGGCGCCAGAGCGGATACCGACTTCAATGCTAGTTATTTATCGTTGAATGAATGGAATCATGCAGCGTCTGTTTATAGTCCCGAAGGTGTGACTTTATATATAAACGGGGTAATGGTGGCTAAAAACACATTAGTATCACCTACATGGAATAATAGTATAACGATTCCAACGTCACCACATTTAACTATAGGTGCCCAAGGGGATACTAGCACTGGTGTTTATCCGACCACATACTTCACAGGATCTATCGCCAACTTCCGCCTCTTCAAACGAGCCCTAACCTCCGACGAACTTTGGCAACTCTATGCCTACCAGAAGGAGTATTTCGGGCGCGGGGACTTGGGCATGACCCTCAAGGCTGGGCGTTTGGGTATTGGGACGTCGGAGCCTCGGGCGGCTTTGGATGTGAAGGGGGACATCTACGGTGGGTGTCCAGCAGCATTTTCTGTAGCATACGACACAACATCTTTATCCGGAAACCAAACAATTATATGGAATTTAGTATATCACAACGTGGGTAATGGATATGAATCATCTAGTGGCTTGTTTACTGCACCTGTGAGTGGTTATTACCATTTCACGGTGTGGGGTATGACTCAGAGCTCGGCCTCGGGACAGGTCGAATTTCAATTCATGAAAAATGGTTCTCCAGTTCAACAACGACCATATGGTGATGCAGGTAGTAATTATGGAAATGCAACTGGAAGTATAATAGAATATTTGGCAGTGAATGATACCATGAGTATATTTTTAACTAGCGGCACAACCATGTATGCGACGAGTAGTCAATCTTACAATGGATTTTCTGGATTTTATTTATCCAGCTAATGTAAAATGGATGAGTTCATACAAAATAAACGTATCCACGATTTACTTCTTGAACTCCTGAGAGTTGATCGTATCCCCGATAAATGTGCTTGGGGAACAACTTGGGAATCTATCCATCTTCCTGAAGAATACGAAAAACCCCCAAAGGAGGAGTTCGAGACCAAACTCCAAGAACTCGTCGATGCTCAACCATGGAAAGAACTTCGCACCGAACGCAACAGGCGCCTCGCTGAAGTGGATTGGGTCTTCTCTACAGATTACCAAATAGAACATAAGAAGAGAAGTGAGTGGCTCGCCTATCGCCAAGCCCTCCGTGACCTTCCTTCGACGACAAATGACCCCACTAACCCCTCCTGGCCTGAGAAACCATCCATACCCACAGGAACAACACTGGATGTGAAATTGGAAAATATAGAAACTTTAAAACATCAAAATACATCTTTAGGTTCGAAAATCACAAGTCTAGAAAAGAAATTGACTGATCTCGAACTCGGTCTCATCGAATTGAGAAGACGTGTCGGCGCTTAAAAATAAACTCTCACTATAATATAAAATGTCTGGTGGTATCGCCCAACTCGTCGCTGTCGGTGCTCAGGATGTGCACCTCGTCGGCCAGCCCGAAGTCAGCTTTTTCCGTTCTACCTACAAGCGTCACACGAATTTCTCCCAAACTGTCGAGCGTCAGGTCATTCAGGGCAACGTCTCGAATGGTGGTATGTCCACCGTCCGCTTCGAGCGCAAGGGTGACATGCTCGGCTACGTCTACATCGTACCCAACAACGGTGACACGACTACACCTGGTCACGCCATTGATGTGTGGCGCGACAAGATTGCCAAGGTGGAGCTTCTCATCGGTGGACAGGTGATTGACGAGCAAGACTCGGTCTACTCCACCCTCATCGCCCCCACCCTTTCGGCTACCTCTTCTTCCAAGTCTATCGGCGGCAACATTTTCGGTGGTGCCGATGTTTCCAAGTTCTACCCTCTCCGTTTCTCCTTCTGTGAGAACTGGCAGTCGGCCCTTCCCCTCATCTCCCTCCAGTACCACGATGTCGAGCTTCGCATTACTTGGGGTTCGGCTGCGGTCGGTGAAAAGTGGGACGTCTACGCCAACTACGCCTACCTTGATACCCAGGAGCGTGAGGTATTCGCTTCCCAGCCTCAAGATATGATCATGACCCAGGTCCAGAAGGCAATTGCCTCTGGCTCGAAGATTCAGGAAATGAACTTTAACCACCCGGTGAAATACATTGCCGCCGCTGATGCTTCCGACCTCGCTATCCTAGCGGATCGTAACAAGCTTAAGCTTCAGATTAACGGTACCGATGTAGCCGACTACAAGTTCGCCGACCCCCATTTCACCACGATTCCTCTTTACTACCACACCTCTAACTCTAACACTGATCCCATTCGGGCTAAGAAGCTCTTCTTCTATCCCTTCTGCCTCGATGCTTCCAAGCTTCAGCCCACTGGTTCTCTCAACTTCTCTCGCCTTGACTCGGCTCGTATCATCAATGATAGCGACAACTCGGACAAGGACATCTACGCCGTGAACTACAACGTTCTCCGTATTGAGAATGGTATGGGCGGTCTTTTATATTCTAACTAAATAATAACTATGTTTTGGAA